AAGAATTGCCGATAAGGTCATTTATATAACTAAATGCAAATTGCTAGTTATATAGGTTGGTATTAATATTTGCAAGGGACAAAGTAGCTAATTGTCCAAACCAGTATATAATTGCATAGTGTTTATTGAATTAAAGTCTTTTTGGGAGGTTTAAATTGCACATAGGTACATACCTTAAATTAGTATTAACTAAGAAGAATATGACACAACAAGCCTTAGTAGACAAACTAAATGAATTAGGGCTAACAGATAATAACGAAATTGTGAGAAAACATACTATATCAGACATAGTAAACGGAAGACTTACAATATCTCCATTTATGGCAAGAAGGCTAGAAATAGCTTTAGATATGCCGAAATATAGCATAGTAAATTTAATAGGTTTACCAAGAACAGAAGCAGGTATGAAAAAGTTGGAGGGAATAGAAGGCAAGATTACGAGAAAACTATACAAGAAATAATAAGACTCCTAAAATCAAACAAAAAAATAGATGAATATTCTTACTATACAATGTGTGAAAGCTTGTATCAGTTGCTATTACAATACTTTGACAGTGGCGTTAATAACCCAGACAGAAAAAACATAGAGTTAGATGCTTGTAAATATGCGATTATATTCTTATTACCAGCAACAGAAAGCCAAATAATAAAGAGTAGTTTAAAGTATCAAACACAATATTATAGTTTGTATGAAAAAACACTTGCATTTGCTGGGAGAAGGTCTTTAGAACATTTCTTTGACTATATGGAAATGAACAATTCAAAGAAGGTTTTGGCTGGAAGAAGAGGGATATTAAAGCCTTTCTTGTTCTATCTAAACAAAATTACCTTTTCAGACCAATTAAAGTATATTATAGCTTCTTATCCACCTAGTGCAGGGAAATCAGTTACTTTAACATATTGGACAGCTTGGTTATATGGAATAAGCAGAGATTATTCAGTAATAAGAATGTCTTATTCAGACGATTTAGTAGCAGGTTTCAGTAGGAATGTAAGAGAAATCATAACAGATAAACGATTCAGAGATGTATTTCCAGAGTATAGACAGTATGGAGATAATCCATTTGCCACAAAAGAGGTATATAACTGGAAGTTAAAAGACAGTACGGTACCAGCCTCACATATAGCAGTATCAAGAGATGGGCAGGTTACAGGTAAAAGAGCTAACAAAGCAATGATATTTGACGATATGACCAAAGGTGCAGAAGAGGCAACAGACAGTACAATACATCAAGGGCTATATAATAAATGGACAGGAAACTGGATTAACAGACGTGACGGAGATAGTACAAAGTTTATATTTGCAGGTACAATGTGGTCTCCGGAAGATATTTTAAATAGAATTATACAAGATAGAGAAGCAATATCAGAACTAGTTCCAAGCGATAAGTTTAAATATGTATGGGAAAGCAAAGATGGAACAACAGTAGTAATAAGAGTACCATTACTAGACGAAAATGATGAAACAACTTGTAAGGCTGTAATGACAACAGAAGAAGCAAGACAGTTGAGAGATGTAACAGATGAGTTCCAATGGGCTTGTGTGTATCAACAAGATCCGATACCAGCAGAAGGACTTGATTTTGCAGATGATTTATTAAATCATTTTGATGATTTGCCAGTAAATGAAGATGGAACACCGGCATATAGCAATTATTCATTAGCAGTATTAGATACAACTAGGCGTGGTAAAGATAATGTTTCAATGCCAATATGTAAAACAGATGGAAGAATTTATTTTATGATAGATGTTATCTTTAAGAAAAAAGCAATGACTGAATTATACGAAGAAATTATTGCAAAAATAGAAGAACATCATATTACTTGGCTAGTAATAGAAAACAATACAGATACTTCTTTAAAAGTGCTATTAGATAAAATGCTAGAAGATAGAGATATATATTACTGCACCATAACAGAAAAGTACAGTACGGTAAAGAAAGAAAAAAGAATAAAAGACAATCAAGGAACTTTAAGAAAACTAATGTACTTTAAACCTAAAACAAAATACAAACCAAATAGTGATTATGGTCGTTTTATGAAAAATTTAACCACATATAGTTTTGACTACCCTAATAAAAATGATGACGCTCCAGATAGTGGGACATTATTTGTAACAGAAATTATATTAGAGAGGGGGAAACCTAACAAACCAAGAGCAATAAACAGGAGCTTGTTAGGAATTTAAAATGAAAACAAAGAAAATAAAAATAGGTTATAAAGAGTATGAAATAATAAAAAAACAACAAGTAATTGAATTGCCTAATGATTGTTATGGGAAAATTGATTATGACAAAGAAATAATTGAAATTTCGAACAGATTTAATCAAAAACAACAAAACCAAACGTTCTTACATGAATTAGTACATGGAATATTTGAAAAATTAGATTTGCACGATTTAAGGCAAGATGAAAGAATAGTTAATCAATTAGCAACAGCTTTATATGAAGTTATATTAGATAATCCTCATATATTTACTATGAAAGATATATAGGAGGGTGCAAGGAAGAATATTTGTTGGAAATGTGAGCATTGGGAAGAATGTTATAAATTTAGAACAGGAAATTTTAGGCAAGAATACATGAAAAAAATCACGAGAGTTAGAGATAGTTTAAATTTAATAACAATATATGTAAGTGAATGTGATAAATTTTCTTATGAATTTCAAAAAGATATGCCGGAATTAAATAAAAAGTATATACAAGGTTACATAAAACGGAAAAATGTTAAGATAGAGAAAAAGTGTAATATAATGTATTAAGAAGAGGACTATTATAGTCAGGGAGTAAGATACAAGAAATTAATAGGCGGAGGGATTAAGTATCTAAACTAATTCATCTCCATTAACCTTAGGAATGGGTTGCATGGAGCAATCCGTTTGCAACCTAATTCTGTTTATGGAGGAGATAAAAGGAACTCAGAGGTAGAAAATGTTGAACAAGAAATAATGTCAGAACCAATTGAAAGTACTGAAGTAGAAAATACACCAAAAACAGTACAATATTTTGGCAGAAGAAAACTATTATCTTCATATACCAAGGAAGAATTAAACGAAAAGACTTTATCTAAAATTCTACCAGAAGTTTTAAGAGAACATGAGATTAATGCAGGCGAGATTGATTATTTATACAATTATTACAAAGGAAAACAACCAATTTTAGACAAAAAGAAAATAGTTAGACCAGAGATAAATAACATTACATTGGAAAACCATGCTTTTGAGATTGTGGAATTTAAAAAATCTTATGTGTATGGAGAACCAGTCAAATATGTTCAAAAAGGCGAAAAAGAAGGAGAAACATTAAATCCAGAAATATCTTTACTTAACAGATTTATGGAAAGTGAAGATAAAGCAAGTTTAGACAAAGAACTTGCCGAGTGGCAGTACATTTGTGGTACTGCTTACAGGTGGGTTGAAGCAGATAGAAAAGGGGAAGAAGATGACGCACCATTTGAATTGTCAGTTCCAGACCCAAGAAGAACATTTGTAGTGTATTCAAACGACATAAAAGGAGACCCTTTGTTTTCAGGGTACATAAGCTATTTTGTGGACCAAATAATGACCGATGATAAAATACCGTTGGTTGTTAAATATAGAGTTGTAACAGTTTATACCGATACAAATAAATACATATTTAAGGAAGATAATGGAGAATACAAAATAATGCCTCAAAGCATTCCAATTAGTGAAGAAATGGTTGATTCATACCCCTTAGAAATAAAAGGGCAAAGAATTATAGAATACCCACTAAATAATTCAAGACTTGGTTTAATAGAACTTGTAATGTCAGATTTAGAAGCAATAAATAAAATTAAATCGGCAGATTTAGATGGAATAGACCAATTTATTCAAAGCTTATTGGTATTTGTAAACCAAGAAATAGATTTAGCAACATTTAAGAAATTAGTAGCAAATGGAGCTATACAAGTTAGTTCATCTGACCCAGGCAAACCTGCAGATGTAAAATTATTAACAAATCAGTTAACACATACAGAAACAAAAGTTGTATCAGATGATAGATACGAGAGCTTGTTATCAATAGTAGGTATTCCAAGACTTAATCATAAAGCAAGTGGAGGAGATACAGGACAAGCTAGACTTTTAGGTGAAGGCTGGACAATGGCAGATGAAAGAGCAAAACAAGATGAACTTTCATTTAAAAAGTCAGAAAGAAAATTTTTGAAATTAATTTTAAGTATTTGTAAATACAAAACTAAAGACAAAGAAGAAAAAATTAAAGTACTAAAATTAAGTGATATTGATATTAAATTTACAAGAAATAAATCAGACAACTTATTGGTAAAAACACAAGGATTAATGAATATGATGTCAGCACAAGTGCCACCAGAAGTAGCATTTGTAACTTGCGACCTGTTTTCAGACCCTAATGATGTTTACCAAAAAGGGAAAGATTATTTTGGCGAGGACTTTTGGAAAAAAGATTCTAAGTCAACAAAAACCTTAGTTAGTGAGGGTATCACTAACCACACCAATACAAGCACTCACTTGGCAAAAAATGAGGTAGGTGGAGAGAAAGGAAAAGAAGATGGAGAAAGAGGAATTAGTTAAACTATTATCTAATGCTGAATTAGATGATAATGCGAAAGTAGAAGCTATTCAAAAAATGGTTGATACTTCGTACGTACCAGCAACTGTAGTTGCAAATGAAAGAAAAGCTAATAAGGAAGCAATTGCTAATAAAGATAAGGCTATTGAAGATATAACAGCAGAATATGACGAATTTAAAAAGTCAAAAATGACAGAAGAAGAAAAGAAAACATTAGAAGCTAAAGAAAAGGAAAAAGCATATAATGAAGCACTAAAAAAATTAAGTACAGCAACAGCAAAAACAGTATTTGCTAGTGCTGGATTAAAAGAAGAAGATTATTCAGACTTTATTGAGGACATAGTTGGAACAGATGAAGAAAAAACAAGAACTTTAGCTGAAAAGATATGTCAAACAATAACTAAACAAAAAAGTGATATAGAAACAAAAATGAAAGATAGCATTATAAATGGAACTACACCACCACCAGCAGGAAATGCTAGTTTTAGTGCAAAAACTAAAAAGGACCAATATATACAATTATTGGAAGAAGCTACAAAGAAAAATGATATAAACAACATGGTTTATTATCAAAGACTTGTAGAAGAAGAAATAAAAAAAGAAAATTAAAAAAGGAGAGATTTAAAGGGCAGACAATTTCGCAATGAGTTTTGCAACACCTAACTATTCAGGTGCATTATTTAACAAAGGAAATGAAAGAACACCATTCTTATCAATGATAGCTGGAAAAACAGCTTATTCAAATTCAGTTGAGTTCGTATTAGGACAAGACTACACATCAGAAGAGGGAGATATACCAAATATAAGTGAAAAAGGTTCTTTAACAGCACCAGACGCTACATTGGTTACAAGAAACCAAAATACAAACGTAACACAAATATTCCATGAATCAATAGGAATATCTTATGCAAAAATGTCTAACATGGGTACTTTGTCAGGAGCAAACATAGCAGGACAAGAAGCAAATCCAAAAACTGAGTTAGACTTCCAAACTGCAAATAAATTAAAGAAAATTGCAAGAAGTCTTGAAAAAACTTGTATTCAAGGAACATACAATAAAGCAAATGCAGATGATAAAGTAAATAAAACAAGAGGTATGGTTGCAGCTATTACAACCAACGTAGTAGCTGCTGCAGGAAAACCACTAGACATTTGGCTAGTAAATGATTTAATGCAAAAAATTTACGATAGTAACGGAGATATAACAAGATTAACTTTAATGGTTGATGGAGTATCTCTAAATCAATTAAATGCAAGTGCTGTAGAAAATGGATTAACAGTAGCACCAGCTACAAGGAATGAAAACGGAATCCAAATTACAAAATTAATTATGCCTCTAGGAGAAGTAGACTTAATGTTAGGTCAATTCTTACCAGCAGGAACAGCATTACTTGTAAACTTTGATGTAATAAGACCTATTGAACAACCAGTACCAGGCAAAGGTAACTTCTTTAGAGAATTACTTGCTAAAACAGGTGCAGGAGAGAAATATCAAATCTTTGGACAATTCGGTTTAGATTATGCTAACGAATTATATCATGGAAAAATTACTGGATTAGCAACAAAATTCACAAAACCACAAGGCAGAAAAGTTGTTTTAGTTAATGATGGAAGTATAAGTGCGTAAGAGGTAAAATATGAAAAAAGTAGTGTTGTGTCAACATTTTTTTAATAAAATAGGTGGAATTGAAACGTTTATTATAAACTTTTGTAAAACATTTTATAAAGAATATGATATAACGCTACTTTGCCGAAATATAGATATTGATAATGCTTTAAAATTAAGTCAGTATGCAGATGTTGTATGCGAACCTACAGATATAGAATGTGATACATTAATAATTACAAGTGTTTTAATAGATAATCAAATGATAGAAAAAGTAAAATATAAAAAAATATATCAAATGGTTCATTCAGACTGGTCTCAAATGAAAAGATTTTGGGACTGGGAAATAAAAAAATATTCTCCAGATACACAATTTATAGCTGTAAGTGAAAGTGCAAGAGATTCACTAAAAAAAGAATATGGTTATGACAGTATAATAATTCCTAATATTCTTATAAAACCTTATGTAAATTCTCAAAAAACTTTGAAGCTATTAAGCTTATGTAGACTTACAAAAGAAAAAGGTTTTGAAAGAATGAAAATACTATGTGATTTATTAGAAGAATTGCATATTCCATATATATGGAATGTATATGGCACAAACGTTTATAATGAACAATCATACAAGAATATGATTATTCAAAAATCAATAACAAAAAATATTGGAGAAGTCATTAAAAATCATGACTATGTTGTTCAATTAAGCGATACAGAAAGCTTTTGTTACACAATGTATGAAAGTTTATTGTTAGGAGTTCCAGTATTAGTAACACCTTTTCCTAATGCAAAGCAAGAAATAAAAGATGGAGAAAATGGTTATATACTTCCATTTGATATGAATATTAGTAAAGATAAAATAAAGCAAATTTATAAAAATATACCAAAAAACGTTAAATATAAACAAGAAGGTGTAAAAGAACAATGGCAAGAGTTATTGAAGTAGAAGTTATAAACCCATATTCTGATATAAAACTTAATAAAGATATGAATGTAGGAGATAGAATCAAAATATCTTCTGACAGATTAAGAGAATTAGAAGAAGCGGGTAAGAAAAATAAGATTCAATTGGTAAAGGTTGTGAAAATAGTGAAAAAGGAGGGCTAAATTAGGATTTCGGAACAAGAACAAATAAAAGAAATGCGTTTAGAAATACTCGAAGATAAAAATGATGATGGAAAAGACGATATATTTAAATTGAAGCTAAAACGAGCAAAGCAAAGATATTTAAATTTAGTTTACCCTTTTGATAAAGAAATAACAGACTTACCAAATGATAGAGCCAGAGAATGGCAAACAAAATGTGCCATAGAATTATATAAATTAGCAGGAAATGAGAATCTAACTAGTTGGTCAGAAAATGGAGTTTCTGAAAGCTATGCAAGAGCCGGACTTTCACAAGACTTATTGAACGAATTGCCTCCAGCAAAGGCAGGTGTTCCTAGTTGAGTAGAAGAGATTGTCAGAAAAAGGATTTATATGTTGCAAAGCTATTAAAAGAAACATTAGATGATTATGGAAACAATATCAATGAATATGATAAGCCTAAATATTATGGAAAGTTCAATATACAGCCATTAAGCGGAGAAAGTGATGTTGCAGAATATGGGAGTAAAACTTCTAAAATGCAAAGAGTATTTGTTGATTATGACAAATATTTAGGGGAATTTAAAGAAGGTGATGTTGCATATTTAGACAGAACAACACCTACTAATGAGAGCGTTTGTGGTGACAAGGCTAATTATAGAATAAGCTCCGTAAGAGAGCAAAATAGAAAAATAGCAATATACTTTGAAAAAATAGAGTGATATAAAGGGGCAAACAAGTTAATGAAGTAAAATTATCTTTATCGGATTTAGATAAAATGATACAAAGATATGAAACTAAAAAAAAGAATATTCCAAAAGTAGCTTTAAGAATTGTAGATAGGCTAGCAGATATAATGATGGAAGATGTTTACCCAGATACAGAAAAAATACCGGCAACAACAAAAGGTAAAACAGCGGTAGCAGGAATTAGAAATACTGAAGAGAAATGGACATACCATGAATATGGGACAGGCATAATAGGTTCTCAAATACCCCACACAGCAGAAGCATTAGCAAAAGCAGGGTGGAAATATGATGTAAATGGACATGGAGAAAAAGGGTGGTGGTACCCAACTACTGAAAATGACCCTAATCCATATAAATGGACAGATGAGAGTGGAACATTAAGGGCTTGGACAAAAGGATTGCCAGCAGAAAGAGCTTTCTATGAAGCATTAGAAAGAGCAAGAGAAATGTTCCCACAAATAGCAGAGGAAGAACTACTAAGAGAAACAAGGAGTTGATTTAAAGGGCAAGACCAGATGTATATGATGAAATGTATCAGTATTCAAAAGAATATATACAAAGCAAGTCTAAGTTTAGTCCAGAAGTATTAAAATCAGCACCTCAAGAAATAAACAAATTCCCGTTAGTAGTAATACCAGAATGTAAATTAATAATTAAAGACGAAACATTAGCACATAAAGAAAAAGAATATCGTTTGATATTCGATATAGAAGTTTATTCGACAGATAAAACTGTTGGAAATAAAAAGGTTGCAAGGCAAAGCATTATAGCTGAGCTAGAAAAATTAATATATGATGTTTTCGAGGGGCACTATCTAATGAAGGTGGCAGAACCTAAACCGACACCAAATATTGACAGAAACGTAGACAGGCTATATATGAGAGCAGAGGCAACAATTAATGAAAATAAAATTATTTTTAGGAGGTAATTTAAGGGACGAGAATGTAAAAGCAATAGCAGACATTGGAACAATGTTATATGGAAAAAAGAAAGGTGCAAACTCATTTACAGAGTTAGTAGAAATTAAAGATGTACCAGATACTGGTTCAGACCCAGAACAAATTGAAGTAACAACATTAAAAGACAAAAACAAAAGTTATATAGGTGGTAGAGGAGACAACCCGGCACAAAGCTTCTTATATAACTATACAGAAGAAAATTTCCATAATAAAGTAATGCCTTATTGTAACGGAGAAACACATGATTTCTTAGTAAAATTCCCAGATGGAACAGGTTATACAATAAAAGGTAATGCAAGAACAAGAATAAATGCAGTATCACAAAATGCACCAATAGAAGCAACATTAACAATAACACCAGAAGCAATAGATTATAAAACATCAGCACAAGTTACAGCATTGTTACCAACAGTAAGTGCATAATTAAAAGGTTTAAATGGAGGTAAATTAGTATGAGTAAATTTATGAAATTAGTAGTTAAAGAAAAAGAATATTTAATAGGTTTTTCTAGCAGAGCTTCTGTTTTAAAAGCAGAAAAAGAAGGCTTTATCAAAGCATTAAATTCAATGGATGAGGCACCAGTAGAAGGAACAGCAAAATTATTACATTTTGGTATGTTGGAAAAACAACCTAAAAATACAGTAGCAGAATGTAATCAAATATTAAATGATTATATAGAAGAAAACATGAGTGAAGAAGAAGGCGTAGATATTGGACAAATATCAAGTTTCATTATGGAACAATATTCGACTTTTTCAGGAGCCCCAGCTGGAAAGAAGAAAATCAAGGAAATAGAAATAGTAGAAATTTAGAAACAGATGGGGAGAAAGTAAAAACGCTTCAAGAACTGTTTTATAAATATTTAATACCATTAGCAATACAAGTTCGGTATGCCCTTGCAAGAATTTTGGAACGATGAACCAGACTTGCTTTGGACATACCGAAATTCATATATGAGAAAAACAGAAGAAGAAGCAAAATTACAAAAAGAAATGATGAATACAAGTGCTTGGCTACAAGGCTATTACACTTATATAGCAGTAACATCGGCTTTTAGTAAAGGCGTAAACTACCCGAACAAACCGATTGAACTTGAAGACAAGCCATTAAATAAATTAGAAAAAAGCAAAGAAGTTGAAAACAAAATAAAACAACAACTTTTAAATGCAAAAATAATGCTAGAACAAAGGAGTGCTAAAAAGGGTTGATACATTAGAAGACAGAGTAAATCTGGAATATCAAGGTGTAATAACTGGAATTAATCAAATACAAAATGCTATTAAAGATTTAAAAAGTCAATTAGACAAAATCGGTAAAAACACAGGTATTCCAAAGTTAAATAATCAGATAAAGCAATCTTCTGGTTTTAGCAAAACTTTAAAAGGTATTGCAGGAATAGGAACAGCTGTTGTGACTGGTAGAAAGATGATTAAAACTCTACAAGGAATGACAGATGAAAGTGTAAAATTTGTAGAAACTGCAAACCTTTTTAGTGTATCTATGGGAAAAGGCTTACAAGGATTAAACCAGTATTATGAAAGAGCAGTAAAATTTCAAAATGAGTTAGAAGAAAAACTAGGTGTAAACATAGAAGAAAGTATGAATTATCAAGCATTATTTAATTCTATGTCAAAATCTATGGGAATAAGTGCAAAATATGCATATATTCTATCAGAAAATTTTACTAAATTAGGTTATGATTTATCATCTTTATATAATATAGACCCAGAAAATGCAATGCAAAAATTAAGAGCAGGCTTAGCTGGACAAACTAAACCATTAAGAGATTTAGGACTTGACATAACACAACAATCATTACAACCTATTGCAGATAGTTTAGGAATAGAACGTAGTGTAAAAAATATGTCTCAAGCAGAGAAAATGGTATTACGTTATATTGCCGTATTAAAACAAGCACAAATAGCACAAGGCGATTTTGCAAATACTATGGAAAGCCCTGCAAACCAATTAAGAATATTTAATGCTCAAGTAGTTGCCTTTAAAAGAAATATGGGAAATTTATGGCAAGGACTTTTGGGAGGAGTACTACCATATGTAAACGCAATAATGATGGTAATAAATGAATTACTAAAAATGATTGCAAAACTATTTGGATTTAAAGTTTCAGACCAAAAGGTGAACTTAAGTGCAAATATTGGAGCAGATGACTTAGCAAGTGATTTAGGAACAGCAAGCGGAAAAGCAAAAGAACTAAAGAATCAATTAATGGGATTCGATGAGATTAATAATATAACATTACCAAGCAGTTCTGGTGGTGGTTCTGGCGGAATAAGTGGTGGAGGTATAGACCAAAGATTGCTTGACGCAATGAAAGAATATGACAACTTAATGGGAAAAGTAAAAAACAAAGCTACAGATATAAGAGATAAAATTATGAAGTGGCTAGGATTTACTAAAAAAATAAATCCATTAACAGGGGAAATAAGCTGGGAATACACAGGAATGAGCAAACAGGCAAAAACCATATTAGGTATTCTAAAAACAATATGTGCATTATATATTGGAGCCAAAATATTGAAATTGATAGGTTGGTTAAATACCTTAAGAAAAGTTTTGTTAGGTAGTCAAACAGCAACTACAAGCTTTCAAACAGGATTGGCTTTATTAGGCAAAGGAACTAGAACAGCATGGACTGCATTGAAATTAGGAGTGGAACAGTTTAAACTATACAGACAAGCTGGTGATAGTGTAACAAAATCTCTTGGAAAAACAACTAATGCAATGTTATCTTTAATACCTAACACTGTAAAAGTAGCTGGCGGTATAGCCGGACTAGTTGGCTCATGTGGATTAGCATATAAATCAATGAAAGATTTATCAAAAGGAACTTCTAATACTAATGAAGCATTTCTAAAACTTTCTGGAGAAATTGCAGGTGCAACAGGAAGTGGAGCACTAATAGGTTCAGTTTTTGGACCGACAGGAACAGCTGTAGGAGCAATAGTAGGTGGAGCTTCAGCAATTGTGACAGCTCTCCTAGGTTATGAAAAAGGAGTTAAAGAAATTAAAGAAAGAAAAGCTTTAGAATCTCTTTTTGATAATCAAGGACAATCAATGGAAAGAGTCTTAGCTTATTATGATAAATTAAAAGGAAAAATTGAATCTTTTACAACATACATAAATAATAGCACAACTAATATTAATGAAAATAATCAAAAATATAATGAAACAGCTAATAGCATTGAAAATTTAGCTACAAAAATAAAATCGGCATATTACGATATAAATTCACAAGATTTTAAAACAATTAAAGAAGATTTCACAACCCTTGCAGAAATTACAAATGACAATACTAATGAAATAGTTTCTTCACTAATAGGTGTTGCAAGACACATGGAGGAATTAGGAACAACAAGTAAACAGGAAACAGATAAAATGATAGATGATTTGGTTAGATATCAAACAATGCAAGGAGACAAGACAGCTGAACTAAAACGCCAAATGACAGAATTAGAGTTAGCTAGACAGAAAGGTGGAATTTCAACAGAAGAATATTCTAAAAAAGTTTTAGAATTAACCGAAAAAATGGACGAATTAAATGGAAAAGTTTCCATTCATAAAACTAAATATAATCAATTGATAGATGATTACAATAATAAAAAAATAAATTTAGAAAATCCAGAGAAAGCAAAGGAATTTGTTGAAAAACTAAAAACATCAATGCAAGATACTATAACAGAGATGGAAACTGCAAGAACTCAAACTTTAAATATGGTAGATACAATGATAGAAAGCACAACAGACCCTGAATTAATATCATCATTGGAAGCATATAAGAAAAAAGTTAATGAAAGTTTCGATGTAGATGTAGATAAAATAAAAGGAGATTATAAAGGAACTTTTGGGACAATTAAAGCACAACTTATTGAAAGCGGAACAGAAACATCTGACAAAATGAAAGAAGTTGTTAATGAAGTCAATAACGCTTTAAAAGAAACTGGAAATGTAGATTTAAGTGGAGAAGGAAAAAATACATTTGATACTTATGTAAACGGATTAATAGAAAGCAAGTCAACAAGTCTTCCTAAATTAATTGTTGGATTACAAGAGGCAGGTTTTCAAATAAAAGATGGGTATTTACAAGGAATAACATTTACTGATGTTGAGAAAGATATAATTAGCAACAATTGGACAGAAGGTTCTCAAATTAAGCAAGGAGATTTTGTAAGAATAACAAAAAAAATTGCAGAAGATGGTGCAACTATAAGAAATGCTAATAAAGAAGCTATAACATTTACAGATGAAGAGAAAAAAATGATGAGTAAATTGCTTGCTGACCCATATTTTATGGACATAAAAGACCAAGCAAGAATATTAAATAAAATTATTGAAAATGGCGGAGAAATAAGAGATAAAGAGGGTAAAGCTGTTGAATTTTCTCAAGAAGAAAAGGATGCAATATCAAAAATGTTATCGGACCCATTATTTATTTCTGAAAAAGACCGTACAAATGTTAGAACAGCACAAGAAAAATTTACAAGGAATCTTTTAGATACTTTAATTCAAAACATATATGACAAAACACCAGAAGCAAGTAAGGTCGCAGAAGAATTGACAGATGAAGTTATAAATAAATTTGATGTATCACCAGAAGCAAGACAAAAAGCTACGGAAGCAGTTAAGGGCTATATGCAAGGATTATCAGAAGATGAGCAAAGAAACCTATTAAAACAATGTGGAATTGATAATGCAGATAAAGTAATTGAAGGTTTAAAACAAGGGGATTTGTCAGAAGATGTTGGTATAAACATAATTAAAGGTTTAAGAAATGGTTTGCAAAACAATTATTGGCAGGGAAGAACATTAAGCACTGCACGTAGTTTTGCTATTAACGTTTTGAGTAGATTTAAAAATACATTTGGAATACGCTCTCCTTCAAGAAAAACTAAAAAATTCGGGGTTCAACTACTAGAAGGTCTTGGATTAGGTGTAAAAAAAGAAAGCAGAAATGTATTAAATACTGTTTCGGGTTTTTCTAATAAATTATTAAATGAATTTGACAACCCAATAAAAGAGTTTAGTGATGGAATAGAAGTAGACACAAAAGAATTGTCAGTAAATGCAAGTGAGTTTGTAGACTATGGAAGTATATCAGGAAATATATCAACAAAAATAAATAACAATAATCTTGGAGAGATAATAGTAGGAGCAATAATTAACGGAATGCAAAAAGCAAAGGTACAGGTTGATATTGAAGCAAAAGCGGACGAGGGAATAATAGTAAGAAAAGCTTCAAAAGGATTTACAGAATATGTAGAACAAACAGGGGAGCTACCTTTCCCTGTGCCAGTATAAAGGAGTGAAATAAAGGAGTAAACGATATGTATCAGACTTTGTAAGCAAAACTTATGTATCAGGAGACTTGATTTCAATAGAAGGCTATAAACCAGACTTTATAGCAGGTTATGAGATAGAAGAATATGACTTAAGTTTAGAAGCGGGAAGAAATGCAAAAGGTACAATGAGATTAAATTACATTGGAACAAAATATAAAGTTATATTAAAAACCACTCCTTTATTCCAAGCACAATTAACAGAATTTTATTCCCACATACCAAGAAGAGCAATAAGTGTTACATTTTTCAATCCTTATACGGGAGATAACAAAACAATAAGTGCATATAGAGGAGATAGAAAAATATCAATGTTATTCGACATAGATTGTGTAGGAAAATTATATGACGCAGTAAGTCAATCATTAATAGAATTGTAGGTGTGAAAAAGGGCAAGTAATGAATTTAAACAGGAATGCAAATCAGACGTTCAAAATTTAAAATATGCAACTATAAATATAAAAGGAACTGCAACTAATATAACAGAAAATGATGACTTGCAAGAATTTGAAATCAATTCTAGCTGTTATGTAAACGACAAATTCATTGGAACTACTGTTGCTAAAAAGGCGATAGTTAAGTTATTAGATGATGGCAACTATTCACTAGAAAATAAAGATATAAATATAAAAACAGGAATAGAAATAAACAATGCAAAAGAATATCAAAAACTAGGAACATATACTATTCCGAAACCAGACACAGAAGAAGTATCAGGAAATACAAGTTTCACGGGGTATGACTATATGAAAAAATTCGACACTCTATATGTAGATAGCAATACATACCCTATAAGACTAGACGCTTGTTTAGAAAATTTATGCAGTCAAGTTGGTTTAACACTAGGGAATAAAAATTTCCCTAATAATAGTTATATGTTAAAAGGAAACCCATTTACTAATAGAGAAACTAGAAAGACAGTATTAAGCAATCTAGTACAATTAGCAGGAGGATTTGCAGAAATAGATGTAGAGGACGGGAAACTTTATGTAAGAAATCTTGATGTAAGAGGAGAAGCAGTAGAAACAATTGATGGAAATAATTATGATGGATTTAAACCCAACAATGTATTTGGACCAGTAAACTCTGTAAGAATACAAATGAATAGTGGCGTAGATGGAGAAGAAACAATAAAAGAAGCAGAAGGGGTGACAGACGAGAATAGATGTCAGATAACAATAGCAGACAATTATTATTTAACATCAGCAGAAGAACGAGAAGCGGTTATAAATGGTATTTTTAATGTGTTAAATGGTCTTACATATCTTCCGATAGAATTAAGCTACTATGGCTACCCTTGGCTTAAACTAGGGGACAAGATAAAAGTAAAAGATAAGAGTGATAAAGAATATGTAACTTATGTTATGGAACACACTTTAAAATATAACGGAGCATATTCTGGAACAATTAAGGCAATTGCATTAACTAAAACACAACAAGCATATAAAGAAGTTTTGTCTTTAAAAGATTGGAGAAGAAACACAGAATTAGCAGTTGATAAAATAAACGGAAAGATGACAGCTGTAATTGAGGAACAGTCAGAACAAGGCGAGAAGCTAACCAAAACAGAGCAAGACGTAAATGGATTAACTACAAAAGTATCATCACTTGAAAAAACAACAGTAAATAAAGTACAAGTTCAATATGCCTTAGGAGATACTTTAACTACTCCACCGACAGCTGGATGGAGTGAAACTGCCCCAGAATGGCAAGCAGGAAAATATATGTGGCAAAAGACTGTTACAACATATTCTGACGGAGCAACAAAAGAATCAAAAGCGACTTGTATACAAGGAGCAAAAGGGGAAACAGGAGCTAGTGGAACTGATGGCAAAGATGGAACAAATGGAACGAATGGTAAAAATGGAAATGACGGCAAAGGAATTAAATCAATACAAGACGAATATTACTTATCTACTAGCAACACAACTCAAACTGGTGGAGCTTGGAAGAATACGCAAGACGCGTGGGAATCTGGAAAGTATATTTGGACAAGGTCTCATATAACTTGGTCAGACAACACAACAACAGACACTACGCCGATTCTAGCAGAGAGTTTAAACACAGCAAATGAGAACGCTGTTCTTGCACAAGAAAAAACTGCGGAGCAAAAAATAGAGATTGATTCAATTAAGCAAACTGTGAGTCAAACACAAACAACAGTTGCTAATAACTATACCGAAATCAAGCAGAAATTTGGCGATTATGCACCTAAAAGTGATGTAATTACGTTACAAAATAGTGTCGAAAGAATCCAAACAGACACATATACAAAGACAGAAATAAACACTAAATTAACGGACGGAAGTGTAACAAAAGTTACAACAACGTGCGGAACTTTCGATGAGAACGGATTAACAATAGAAAAAACAAATGCAAAGACAAAAGGAAATTTTAACGAAAAAGGAATGAAAGTCGTTGACGCAACAGGTTCTAGTGAAGAAATACTTTTATTCGCTGGTTACGATGAAGAAACAGACGAAACTATTGTTAAAAGCAAGAATATGACAGTAGAAAAATACTTGACAATAGGGGCAAACTGTAGATTTGAAGACTATGTAAATCCCGTCTTAGGTGGAAAAGGAACAGGAGCATTTACTTTGTAGAAAGGAGAAAGAAAGGGCAAGAATAAATGGTAGAGTATCACAGAGGTCAGATAGTTATTCGTTTTTTATAGACTGGTCAGAAAGCATGAACTCAAATTATACAAGTACTAATCAAACAACAGTAAATGCTACAGCATATATATATTGTTCAAAACATACAGCGTATGCTAGTGGATTATCTCAAAAATTAGTAATAGATGGAACAGAATTTCCAGCAACAAAATCAGTAAATTTAAGTTCAGGAGTAACAGTGGCATTAGTTAGTGGCTCGAAGACAATAACGCACGACGCAGACGGAAGAAAGTCCATTACTATAAGTGCTGATTGTGATTTGCCTGATGGTAATGGTTGGGGTCCTGCTTGGGGTAGTGCTAGTGGCACGGCAGAGCTAACAACAATCCCAAGAGCAAGTTCAATATCAGCAACAGACGCAAGCATAGGAAGTTCTTCAATCATTATTATAAACAGGGCGAGTTCAGGATTTACTCACACAGTTACATATAGTTTCAGTGGTTTAAGTGGAACAATAGCAACAAAAACAGGTAGTACAAGCTTAGGCTGGACAGTACCAGCAAGCTTTTATCAGAAAATTCCAAACAGTCAAACAGGAACAGTAACAATAACTTGCGATACATATTCAGGAGACACAAAAATAGGAACAAAAACAACAACAATGACAATAAGTGTTCCAGAAAGTTCGCACCCTGTAATTGATAGTGCAACAGCAATAGATACAAATGCAACAACAGTAGCCTTAACAGGAAGCAATAAAAGATTAGTAAATTATAAATCAACAGTAAAACTAAGTGTAACAGGTAGATGTTTAAATTACGCAGGTTTTAGTAAATTAAGAGAAAGAAATATATATGATATACCTGCTACAAAAACAACAAGTGGTGCTACAACAACTGTAACAGGCACAAAGACTTATGAAAATAATACATTAGAACAATTTAAGATTTGCTTGGTAGATACAAGAGATAAAATGAGTGATTATAAAATTTTAAATCAAACAAATGGAGATTTTACAGTAGTACCATATATTCCCTTAACAATAAATGCAGAGTTTAGAAGAACAACTCCAACACGGCGGAGGAGTAAGCTTAAGCTTTTCAGGAAATTTCTACAATGGCTATTTTGATACAGCTAAAACTAAATTTAATACACTAGGAATTAAATGGAGATATAGAGAAGCAGGCTCTTCAACTTGGTCAGCTTGGACAAGTTTGGTTTTAAATACTGGCTTTAAATATGGTACTGGCAATACTTATTTTAGTGGGAACAGTACGTCTCCACAAGAAATTTCACTTGGAACTGGATTTAACTACAAAAAGAACTATGTTTTTGAATTATGTTATAACGATAAATTATCAAGTGTGACTTATTCTCAAACTGTCAAAGAGGGAGAACCTTGTTTCGATTATGGGAAAGATAAAAACGGAAACAATTATTTTAATGTAAATGGTGACATCTATGAAAACAATGAAATTGTTTCAAGAATAAATATAAAGGAAAACACAGAAATCGCAACAAATGAATATATAAATGGGAAAAAAGTTTATGCGAAGCAAATAGAATTTACAGATACTCTAACTGCTGGAGGCACTTTTAGGTTAGCACATGGAATTTCAGGAACAAGTAGAATTTGGGTAGATACAGCAAACTCATATTTTTTGAATACTATAGGTAAAGTAGTTCCACTACCTTGCACTTGTTATGATGGAAATTTTAATGATAGAGCTGGAATAATGCTATTTGGAACAGATATTTTAATATACACAGACACTGGCTGGGGTCCAACTTGGACAAAAGTAATTAGATTAAAGTATATAAAGTAATGGGGGTGAGAAAAGTTGGATAAGATAATAGCAACATTAATAGCAATATCAGGTTTCTTAAATGCGATATTAATGATAGTAAATTTTATAAAAATTGCAAAGAAACCCGTTGACAAAGTGTGGGAAAGAAAATTAAATGAAGCATTAAAACCACTTAACGACAAATCAGACGACATAAATAAATACATTAAAAAAATAGATAAAAATGAGTGCATGAATTTTTTAGTGAATTTTTTAGCAGACATAGAAAACGGAATTGAAAAAGATGATGTACAAACAAAAAGAGCTTGTGAAGTGTATGATCATTACGTAAAAGATTTGCAAGGTAACAGCTACATACACGATAAATGGACAAGACTAATGATAGAAGGAGGTAAAATATAATGAAAAACAAGAAACTAATAATTTCAGCAGTTGTAACAATATTGTTAGCATTAGCAGGTGTATTTTTTGGTATAGAATACACACAAGAAGATGTAGACAAAATTAGTGAGGGAGTAGAAACAGTAGTAAGCATAATAGAAGAAAATCAGTCTACAAAACAAATACCAGAAGCTTATTTAGAAGATGAGCAAGCATTAGAAGAACAAGAAGTAGAAGATGAAGGCTTTGAATTACAGGGAGAAATTGCGTATAACGGAAGTTCAGAACTTCCAAACGTACAACTAGGACAATATACAGGACTTACATATTATTCACAAATAGATAGTAGATGGAAAAATAAAATGTATAGCTCAACAGGAAACAGTTCACAAACAATGGGCTCAAGTGCATGTGGACCAACATGTTCTGCAATGGTAGTTAGTTCAATAAAAGGAACAATATTACCAACAACAATGGCTGATTTATATGTGCGATATGGATTTAGAAGTGCAAATAATGGAACTTACTGGTCTGCATTTAGATGGACTGCAGATGTGTTCGATATAGGCTATAAAGAAATATATAAACTAAACGATGTATGTGACTTACTAGAACAAAACTATATGGTAATATCAGCTTGTGGAAACGGTTTATTTACAACAGGAGGACACTTCATATTAATATATGGCTATGAAGATACTAACGGAAATGGACAATGTGATAGTGGAGATAGATTAAAGATATATGACCCATACTTGTATTCAGGTAAGTTCAACTTATCTACAAGACGTGGTAAGGCAACAGTTGAAGGAAATACAGTATATGTAGAAAAGGAAACATTTAGAGCTTATGCAAATTATAGCGGATTCTTTGCATTCAAAAGCGATAGAACAGATACAAAAGAAGATAACACAAACGTAGCAACAGCAACTTACAATAGATATGTAAAAGTAAATACTTCATTAAATGTAAGAAGTGGACCTAGTACAAATTACAGTATAGTAGGCAGAAAATACAACGGAGATAAAGTAACAGTTTACAAAGAAAGTTCAAATTGGAGCAACATTGGAATGAATGAGTGGGTGTCTAGTGATTACTTAACAGATAGCAACGTACAAGTTCCAAATACAGTAGGGCAATATAAGAAACTAAAATCAACAACTACATTATATTCAAATAGCAATTTAACAGGTACAAGATATACATATTTAAAGAATACGAAGGTTAAGATATTACAAAATGTATCAAATACTGTAGATAGAATATATGTGCTAGCAACTGGCAGATACGCTTATGTAGATAACTCTGCATTTGGAACGATAACAGGATTAGGAGTAAATCTAACAGGACAATACAAGAAATTTAAGAGCAATACAATAATATATTCTAATTCAAATCTATCTGGAACAAAATATTATTACTTGCCTAAAACAAGAGTAAAAGTTATAGCAGACTATGGAAATGTTAATAAAATATATGTTCCAGCTACTGGAAGATATGGATTTGTTTCAGAAAATGTGTATTAGGAGGCAATATATGAGCGATATTTATAGAGGAGGAACTTTAATAGTTCCTCTCGAAAATATAGAAATAGATGAGAAAGATTATACTTTTCAAGAAGAAGATAAAGTAATATTTGCAATAAAAAAAACAGCTAAAAATACAAAGAATGTGCTAAAAAAAGAGGTAAAACCAAAAGCAGGAGAAAAGTCTACACAAGTTATTTTTACAGCAAAAGATACACTAGAACTTACAGCAAGCGACTATATTCTACAAGCAGATTTAATAAATTCGGACGGAACTTTTCCAATGATATTAGATACATTAAAAGTAGTTGGCTATGCTATAAGTGATGATGAAGGTGAATAATATGCAAGGAAATATAGAAATAAATTCTCCATCTGCACAAATAAATAAAGCAGAGGTTTCTGCAAAGTCAGATGTAAAAAAATATAACGCATATACTACTATCTTAAATGTTTCAGGAAAAGTAAATAATAAAAAGTTTTCAGGAAAATTAGGTATAGCCCAAATAGGAGAATCTTCAAAAACTACTTTTAACGAAGAACATAACATTAGAAAAGTAGAAGATGACGTACAAACATTTACAGATACAGCAGACAAAATAAATGATAATGAAATATATTTAAAAAAACTAGATGTAGAGGGCAGATGGAGAGTATTAAAATTAGAAAGCGAAGTAATTCTGATTTGGCAAATTGGTTCAAAAATCTATTATAGAAGCACAAACGGTGGCTTAGATAATATGAAAATGGAAGCACCTCATGCTATTTTGGACATTATTCAAGATGACGGTGTATTAAAATGCGTTACTAACAATAAAAAAATATTACATAGTAAAGACGATGGATTGACGTGGGAAGTTTATGATACTTATTACAACTGGGATTCTATTGAAAAAGCTTCTAGTAATGATGTATATTTGATAAGCACCCTAAATGGCTTCATAGGAATGAAGAATCCAAAAAATTATAATACATCTGGAAATACTGTGTTAGGAATAGGAAGTGCTATTTATACAAAAAAGGGCTCTTACTTAATATTCACAAATAAAGAGGGTAGTACATGGAAAGCATTTAATGGTTCAAATCGTATTGAAATGAATAATGATTATGGACTTGCAATTCAAGAAGATATAAGCTCATTTTTAGAACTAAATGAAGAGCCATATTTATTACCTTCAAACAAAAACTATATTTATAAATATGTAGAAGTAACAACATACTTTTCTAAAAAGAATTATTGGGAAAAAATAGAATTGCCACTTGAATGTACTGTAACAGATATTATTTATAACAGATTTGATAAAACATATTATTTGCTAAATGATAAATGTAATTATCTAAAAACAACAGATTTTGTTAATTTTGAAGTAATTAATCTAAATGACATTAGAGGCGGTTACGGAACAAGAAGTTTAGAAGGACTAATTTATGGAACACTAGACAGTTCTGACAACTTAGTCATAGCTCCAGCCAGAGATAAGATTGAAAACAGATTGCAAAAAATAAAATTTGATTTGGACAAAACAAAGTGGACAGGTAACGGACTTGCAACAGACGGAGAGAAAGTATTTATTAAAGATACTACAACAATAAAAGCTCGTGAGGAAGGCGGAGTTTATGTTCAAGGAAAGTCATTAGTCTTAGAACATTTTGCTGACGAAGTAAGCTTAGCATTTAGAAAATCTTCAGCAAAGTTTTTTAAAGGTGGAGATTTAACGCCTACAAACGACTTTTTAGACGCGTGGGTATATTTAGATGATGTTTATAATGAACTGTTTGACTCTATGTCTTATATGGCTTTAAAGGTTAGATGGGCAGAAGGTGGAACGTTTATAGACCCAGTAAATTACACAGATGAATATACTGTTGAGCCGTGGGAAATTGGCGTTTTTTATAGTGATGAGTTCGGAAGCACTCTAACTTACGAAAAAATAGGAGTATTTAAAAATGAACTAACACCAGCAAAAATAGAATAGGAGGAATTAAAATGATAAATCCAGATACTTTATCAAAAAGAAGCGATACAAGTCTTGAGAGAACTTTATTAGTAATAAATAGAAGGTTACAAAGAAATGATTTCCCAAGCGACGAAATAAGAGCAATTTATTTATTAAATAAAGATTTGCTTGAAGACGAAATCGAAAGAAGAAAATAACTAAAAAATATCAAAAATCAAGCCATATAAGTATATTCCTTGAAAATAAAAAAGGCTTAAAAGCGATTCTCGTAAGGCGATTTTTGACTTAATTTTAGGAAAAACCTTCTTCCAAAATTCGACAAATTTGTCGAACGATTTTTATTGACAAAATGTAATAAAATGGTATAATATTATCTTGCAAATAGAAATGTTTGATATTATGTTAATTATGTGTTATAATAATTATATAAATTGTATCATTTTTATTTGTTTTTAAATAAAATAGTATTAATATTATAAAATTTGAAATAATATATGGAAGGAGGTATAAAAATGGTTAATAGTCTTTATAAAAACAAAGTTGCAAGCTTAATAGCAAAGTCAAAAGAAAAAGGATTAATAAAAACATATTCTCAATTTTGTAAAACGAAGGAAGGAAAAGAATCTTCTTTATCAAAAGATGAAATCATATATTATACTTCTATGAATAAAGGAGAGTCAAAATAGAGATGAGTCAATTTAATGTAGGAGACATAGTTTTTGTATCAAACTATGCATATAAGGATGGAAACGAAGGACAAAATCATAGTTTTGTAATAATAGATGATGGACAAGCAATAGACATAAATTATTTTGGGTTTTTATTGTCATCACAATTAGAAAAAGTTACATATCCATATAATGAACCATTAGACAAAAATAAAACTAATAATTTAAGAAAAGACAGCATAGTAAAATGTGACGATTTAATAATGATTTCGGAAAGTGAAATACAATTTAAAATTGGACAAGTTTCAGATGACGACTTGGAAAGATTTATATCTACATATTCAAAATATTTAGAAGATTTAGAAGGCTAGTAAAATCTAGCCTTTTATTTTTTAAACACAATTCGACAAACTTTTCAAAAACAATATGTTATAATAAACAAGTATTTATTTCTAAATACTTGTGGGGGCTGTAGGAAAAAACAGCAGAGGCTAGCCGAGAGAGGCTAGTCTCTTTCATTCATTTTAACATTAACGAGCAAATCTATTATTTGAGATATTTCTAAAACTTCTTTAGAATGTATTCCAAACTTTTCAATTCTAATATCCATTTCTTCTCTTAAATCTTCTATATCATTGTCATAATAAAACAAATCTTTTATTGTTACATTTAAAGCTTCTGCTATCTTATCTAAAATAAATAGTGTAGGATTAAAAGATTTATTATTTTCTAAATTTCTTAAATAAGTTCTTGACACACCAGTTAAGTTACTAAGCTCATATAAACTAACATTTCTACTCTTTCTTAAAGGTTTTATTGCGAAAATATACATATAATTACTCCTGTGGTTATTATATCTATATTCTAATATTTTTATTCAGAAAAGGAAATATGGAACTCCCAGTTCCATATTGAAATCTTGAAACCGTTGAAAACACTCATTTCTTATTTTGTCGAATTTCTCAAAACACTTGAGAGAGTAATATTTTGTCGAACGATTTTTCTTGACTTTGTCGAAAAATGTAAATATAATTTAACTAGATTAAGAAACGCGTTTCTCTGATAAGGAGAAAAAATAAAATGGAAAAATTAATTGTAGAAGAAATATGTAGAAAATATGATAAAAGAGAAGCATTGATTGTATTGATGATGAAGTATCAAACAAACGAAGGATATACGTTAGAAGAAGCAAAGAATTTAATAGAGATTTTTTATAGTGAAAAAAGTATGCAATAAAGTATGCAATAGGAGAAATATTATTAAATATTTTATGCTATAATAGGCTAAAAAAGTGGGATTTTGATAGTGAGAAATATATACAAACAATATGAAATAACGTATTTATGGCTACCTGCTCCAAATTTAAAACTAGCCAATAGGCTAGTTTTTTTGTTTCCGTTATGAGGGTAAATTCTTGATTTTACATCTGGAATATGCTAAAATAAAAAAGTAATGCGGGTATAATTTAGTGGTAGAATGTCATGCTTCCGACCTGATAGCGCGAGTTCGATTCTCGCTACCCGCTCCATTTGAAATCAACTTACGGAATTAAAAGTTCGTAAGTTTTTATTTTATATAAAACTTTAAAAGTTCTCTTTCTAGA